GGAGCGGAACCGAGCGGAGCGGAACCGAGCGGAGCGGAACCGAGCGGAGCGGAACCGAGCGGAGCGGAACCGAGCGGAGCGGAACCGAGCGGAGCGGAACCGAGCGGAGCGGAACCGAGCGGAATGAAATGGAGCCGAGTGGAGCCGAGCGGAACGAAACTTAAACAATAATTTATCATTATTATCATGAATTAAAACACGATAATAATAATGACATCCCCACTAGCATCCACCGTGTCCGTGTCCGCGTCCATTCCCGAACTGTCATGTATCCACAAAGATATACATAACAAACTAGATGTATTCATAAAGAACCGGAAAATCCCAAATATTATATTCTATGGCCCCCGCGGGTCAGGGAAAACATTCATATTGAATAGCTTCATTTCTTCCGTATATGGCGGCGATAAAACGGCCATCAAAAACTATGTTATGCACGCGAATTGTGCGCACGGTAAGGGTATCCGTTTTATCCGCGAGGAATTGAAGTTTTTCGCAAAGACAAACATCGACCTGAAAGAAGGCGCGATATTCAAATCGGTTATTCTGACCAATGCGGATAAATTGACAATTGACGCACAGTCCGCACTTCGCCGGTGTATTGAATTATTCAGTTATTCCACACGGTTTTTCATTGTTGTTGAAAACAAGGACAGTCTTCTGAAACCGATTCTCTCGAGGTTCTGTGATATATATGTCCCGCAGCCGATTATCATGGGATGTGGTGGTGTTGGAACCCAGGTGAATTTACATTCGTATCACGCGAATCTGATATGTGATACAAGCAAAATAGAGAGGTCTCGCGATAAATCTCTCGTAGAACTAATTAAAATCCATCCGGATTATCTTAAAACACCGTCCGATGAGCCGACGCTGGCACCGACGATGTCCGAATACAAAAGCATCGTTGATCTATCTGTGGTTTTGTACGAGCAGGGATATTGTGGTCTAGATGTCATTGAGTTTCTTCGTAATAGCCCACATATGAACGAAATCAAGAAATACGAACTGCTTATTATGTTCGATAAGGTGCGCAAGGAGTTTAGAAACGAGAAATTACTATTGCTTTTTATACTTCATTTTATAGTATTTCGTTGTAATCGGAGTTTAGAAAATATATCATTTATGTAAATCCTCATATCGCGGACTATGGACGATTATTCGGTGACTTCATTATACGAATCGAAAAACGAATGGGCGACTCGATTGGTGAATATTCTGTGTCCTCTCATCCAAGAAGGATTCCGGTCCATCTTCGACGAGGCACTGAAATTATGTGTTGGGAATAAGGAGAATGACAAGTACCTCATGACATTTCAGAACCTTCTCTCGCGAGTTCCAAAATGGAATCCGAATATCATCAAAGAAGAGACCGCGCGAATTAAGGAGCGAAGCACCTGTGGCTATTTAGAAGACTTGATAACATGCGTCCATATCATTCATTTGAAGTGTATGACGGTGATGCGTGTCGGAAGTAAACAGAAGAAGGTTGATATAAGACTCCCTGAATTGTCCGACTTTGTTCATAAGGTATATGTGAATAGTGCGAGGAAATTGTATTCTAATATGTATATTTTTAAGAAGGGTAATCATCCGCTCGATATTCAACGCTATAATCGCGAGTTCGAAATTATCGTGAAGGAATGTATTTATAATACGATTCGTGATAATATACCCATAGAGGACCTGATTAAGATGTATTTAGAAGAAACCATCGAAGATGTGGTGGAAGTTACCGAGAATGAAGAAGTTATTCAACAAGAACCAATTGTATCTGAAGCTGACGCCAATCTCTCGGCACGTCGACGCAACTCATCATCAACACGCCGTCGCCGTCATCGTGACCGCGTCGATGGCACTGACGGGGATGGTGCTGACGGGGCTGATGGTGGTGCGGCAACATCGACGTCAGTAGCATCCGAACAGCTTGATTTTGTTGGCGAATTAAATGGCAGCAGCGGCGGCACCGGCAGCACCGGCGGCGTATCATTTGGAGATAATGAAGTTCGAACATTTGAAACAGATTCTAGCGAGAGAAGGAACGAATACGCAAGAGATGCCGATGCAGACGACGCCGATGACGATGATAGCGGCCGTATCCACATTGGAGGGGATATTCAATTGGATACAATGGATATCCATTCATTGAATGAATCACAGAATATCAACGCACCGCCCTTGTTGGATGATATTGAGATATTATAATATCCGTGATATTAGTAGTAATATCATTGATAATCGTAAATAATAATGGCCGACGAGGATGAAGACGAGAAGAACTCCCACTGGTACAATAATATAATATTTATTGATTTTATTATTTTTTTAGGTTCATTCCTATTTTTAGCAATTGCCGGAGGTATTATGTATGTATGTTACCCGCCAGTTATGATGGCATTTCAAACGTAAGCCGCCGCCGCCGCCACAGCCGCCACAGCCGCCACAGCCGCCATCCAGTATTTCGTATAAAACCACATTTGTTTGTTGAAGCTGTATGTATATAAGTTTAGCGATTATTATATACATTCATTCTCTTATTTATTCACAGCGAATTATGTCATTTACAACGAGCTTGTTTGTTATCGGTGCGATCATCGCTACCGTTTATTTCTTATTGAAATTCCTGGAAATGCGATTCGTCGACAATGATAACAAAAAATCAATCAAGGTCCTTATACGTGATACAATAATCGTCTGTATTTCTTCAGTGGTAGGCGTGTATTTGTTAGATCAATTTAAGATGTTTGACAGCGGCAGTGGCAATGAATCCAATGGTATCGGATCCTCTTCACCTGCGGTATTTGTAGATGCACCTGGGTTCTAGTCGTCTTTTGATTTAGGCACCGGTGCCGGTGCCATGGGTGCCGATACTCCATTTTCATAATAATGTTTCCCAACCCGGTTCAGATTGGATAACATCAACCGCCACGCAGTAGTATACGAATGTTCGGTATATTTCATGCGGTCGTGTCCATCGGCGGCATCGGCGCCGGCCGCCCATTTCTCGCAAAACCGGCGTACATATGGAGCCGCAATCGCATTCTTATACTGCGGCATCGACGGAAATAAGTGGTGCTCGATTTGGAAATTGAGATACCCCATCACCCACGATACCAGTGCGGATTTCGTGGATATATTCACAGTATGGTCAATCGCATATTCAAACCAGAGGAGGTGCTTGTTTTCAGGGACTACGCCTGTAAATGAATGTGATAGAGAGAAGTGTCCGAAAAGATAGATGAAATTCCAGAAGTTTATTATCATCAGGAGGAAATACGCCCCGATTATTCCTCTTACGCCGTCGCCGCTGGTGTAAAATATATACGGCAACACGATATGCGATGAGGACATACACACGATTTCAAATGCGGCCGATACGTGCTGTTCTCTCGTCCGCGCCGAACAAAGCGTGCGAAATATCTTCTTAGGGTGAAGATAATACAACCAAAACAAATGAATGAGTATTCCATTGACCAGGGGCAAGAATGTCCACGCCTGAAGTCGCATCCACCACCGGTTCATAAATCGTGCGGCTATTTTTCCGTTTGTATTCTCTTCGAATGCGAGGTCGAAAAACGCGACAAATGGAGTGGTATCCAGGTCGATATCGTGCTTGATTTTTTGCGGAGTCGCGTGGTGACGGGTATGCATCGAATTCCAAACGGACGAACTAAACCCGCTACATCCCATCGTAAACGATTGAATTGCGCGGTCGACACGCTTGTTTCCGGTAAAACTTAAATGGCCGCATTCGTGCATCGCCCATCCACAGCGAGTCTTAAATACAATAAACGATAGCATCGATGCGTAAATGTTATAGGATGCGAGCCACGCCCCCATCCCGAAATAGAACGCGATTTCAAGCAAACGGAAATAAACGTGGATATAATCCGGCTCGAATAGACCCTGGTTGACGAGGTTAGCCCGCATCTCTCGGAAATCGGCGGTCATATCCTTCTGACGCTGCGTCATTTGAAACTCGGGGGCAAGCGCATGCGCCGGGACGGATTCCGGGCCGCAATCGTATTCTGGCAATGAACGAAGCACATTTCTCGCGATAGGCGACCGGTAATGAAACTCACGAAATACATCGGTAGCGTCGCCGGCGTTCTTCGCATAATTAATAATACTTCCGCCGGGATGCTTGAACTCGGTGATGTCGTAGGTCGTGCCGTCGATGAGTATTGTGTCGCGGTGGGGGCTAACACAGTCGCTGGGAACGCTGTCTGCTGTAGCCATTATGTATATACCGTATATACCGTATGTATTCTACTATAGAATATAATATACTGTTTATATAATATTATCCATAAAATGGATGCGGTCGCATTATCCGCGTCACCGACGCAAATCATCAATGAGTTCTTATCAGGACTCACCATCGCACTCTTACTGATTCCTGAATCCATCGCATTCGCATTTATTATGGGATTGTCGCCGAATACCGGAATACAGAATACGATGGTGATGTCTCTTATAACATCTATATTTGGAGGTATGCCAACGATGATTTCAGGGTCAACCGCCGCGGTCGCAACATCAATCGCCGGTGTAAGCACCTTACTCGGCAAAGAATACATCATTCCAACCGTCATCGTCGGCGGTATCATCCAGATTTTAGCCGCGCTCACCGGGTTATATAAATACGTGACGTATATTCCCAAATATATCATGTCGGGGTTTCTGGTTGCGTTGGCCGGTCTTATCGCGGTTCATCAGCTCGATAATTTTAAAGATAAAGACCACCAGTGGCTAACTGGTTTGAAAATGGCAAACACTGTATTATTCACAATTATATCCACGTTGATTGCGTTTTTCGGCGTTATTAAAATCACGCATAGCAACGACCAACATATCCATATACCCGGTGGATTAGTTTCGATGTTCGCGATTACCGCGTTTATTTACGTTTTTACGAAATATTACAATATCGACCGTGTGAGAGATACCGGCGCGATACATTCAGAGTTGCCATCGCTTATTTCGTTAGAGGGTATTTCCCACATCAAATATGACGCGGAAAGTCTTCTGAAAATGCTGCCATTTTCGGCGGCGATGGCATTTACCGGGTTATTAGAATCGCTTATTATGGTGAAAGACGCCGAAAGTGTGCTTCATATAAAGGGCAACTCGTTCCGTGAAAGCGTTGCCCAAGGTATCGCAAATATCGCGACGGGGCTAACGGGCGGATTCGGCGGGTGTGTGCTTGTCGGACAGAGTAAACTTAATTTAGCAAATGGTGCGAAAACCCAGTTTTCATCGGTGATCACAAGTGTGCTTTTTATCGTGATTTGTTTGTTCTTCGGTCGCGCCATCAACGAAATCCCGATTGCGGCGGTTGTCGGTGTTATGTTACTCGTTGTATATAAAACAGGCGACTGGGATAGCATATTCAAACCGCAATCATTTGATAGGCGATGGATAATTACACTCATCACCGCGATTGTCGGGTTCGCATCCGGGAGTTTATCGCTTGGTGTCGTTGTTGGTGTGATATTGGATAAGATTGCCGCACGGCTGTGACAATTGTGGATTAAAATTGAATGAATTAGTATGACATTATATTCATATATCGTCATACCACATACGTCGAATATACCTTTGGCAATGTCAAACAAATTGTTATCCCAGATTGAAGCCGGATGCGATGGAAGAATGAAACTTGAGAATGGGAAATTCGTGTTTGAGTTTGGGTCACATATGGTCACCCCCCCTCCTCCGAGCGCTCCACCTCTTATGGCAGATGATTCAGTTGTTGATGAATTGAGAACTGAATTGCGGGAAACAAAACAACGGTTGGCTGTTCTGGAACAACAAGTCCAACAATTGTTTAAGTTTCGGGAAGCGGTTTTCTCCCCTGCCATAAACGACACGTATGGAAATAGGGTGGACTTTATAAATTTCAATACCAATTTCATAAAGTTCATTGAAGCAGGTGCGGCAACATATGATGTAATGATTGGAAATCATCCTACTCCATTTTGGTATGGTAATCGGAATGTTGGACGCGTCGCGTTAACAATGACCGACATTATAAGACTTATGAAGACTAACCTACGCGCTGATATGATGAACCACATCGTCATTCAACCTCGCCAAACGATTACCCCCGATTGCGGGATAATCATAAAGTTCATCATTGACTGGATGGCAACATCGCCCAACAACATTGAAATAACAATAATGAACACTGGTGCGACTCTTGCCATTGGATTTGTAGTCGGTCTTTGTGAGCAACTGAACCACGAAAAACTATCAAAGCTGAAAATCACTCAAGCGAAAATAAGCGAACAAACCGAACTGAAAAACAAGCTTGACAAAAACATATTCAAAAAAATCGAAATCGAAAATTTGGTGCCATCCGTGTAACTAGGATGTCGTTTATTCAAATACTAATTTCACTATAAACATATGATAAAATTGAAATCATATGTTTATTGTTGTATATAACTCATCGTTCGTTTATTATACGTACACTCACACCCACACACTACGATGGCTTCCGAATCTATTATTGCTCCTGAATCTGTATCTGTCGCCGTTGCCTCCGAATCCGAATACTGGCCTCGCACCGCGTCAGCCGCGAATGCGTGGGACTTCTCGTATATGAACGACTCGCTTTCCACAAGCAATTTGAGAGATGGTCTGCTCGCAGTCGTCCGCGCCGCCGAATCACCTGCGGTCAAGTCCAAGGAAATCGACGTCTGGAAATATCTATCCAATTACAGCCCCCCCTCCGACCGCGGATTTATGTTTAGTGGGGGCGACGACTGGATCATCACACTCGTCCAGAATCAAATGGAGGTCGGTCATTCCGGATGTAGTATGGGATGGACAATGCGGAATATCGAGTTCATCGCGAAGAATGGGCTTCCGGCACACCGAAATATGTATCTGAACCGCGGTCGCTAGTCGTTAGACCCCGGATTCCATTCCCGGATTCCCGGATTCCATTCCCGGATTCCATTTCATTTCATTCCATTACATAACACGGTAACGTATTCACATTCATAACAATATGTGTATTTCGGCCATCTTTCGGGAACTTCGCCGCAATGGCCGCATGCTTCTTATATTTTTTATACGTGATTTTATACTCATCAAATATCGGATTGTGGATCTCGGCCGAAGGAATGTGATTGTGGACCGATCTCGTAATCATCTTATACAGTTTAAAATCCGGGTATCGCTCCTCTCCGCTCGATTTATACAGCACATTACGCCCCTTATCATCCATCGTCCATTTCACGATTAACCGAATCACTGGGTCGGAATTACACAGCTTTTCCACTTTACGCAGGTCATATATGAAATAATCAAATAGTGCGCATGCGAACCGGCACAAATCAAAACTGTAGTTCGGTTCTACAGTGGGTTTGTCCGCATTATAATATGGCGGGAAATTATATTGCGTGGCGGCGTCGCCTTTCGGGTGGAAACTGTCACTACAGATGAGCTCCCCGCGGAACTTGTAAATCGCCCGACCGAAATCGATGATTTTAAAGATGCGGCCATACGTAGGGACCTTATAATACTGGTCTTCGTAGAGGTAATAAAGAAACTCTTCAGTGGTTTCAATAAACATAACATTGTTCGTATGAAGGTCGTTATGTGTGAACGCAAACATCTTCTGGTATATAATGAGCGTCATAATCACCTGGAATAGAATAGACGACCACTCTTCTTTTGTCAGTTCATCTGTCATCATGATATGGTCCAGGGTGCTTACACACTTTTCAAGGAGAATCGCTTGAACAGGGAAGTCCTTGATTTTAACGATGATATTTTCATCATCGCTCTCATATGAACCGTCGCTGCCGTCGCTGCCGTCCGTGAACGAAGTATCATCCACTTTGATTGCGTCATTATTTCCGTCATCACCACTGTCGACGTCACTGTCGACGTCACTGTCACTGCTGCTGCTGTCACTGTCACTCTCGATGTCGCCCTCGCCCTCGCCCTCGCCCTCGCCCTCGGCGTCTATCGTAGTATACGATGAATTCGACTGCGATGAATCACTATCACTAGAATAATCCTGGTCTCTCGTGCGGTCCTTATGATTCAGTTTCGTTTCACCACCACCACCCCCGTCTTGCTGGCTTTGACTCATCATCAGGTCTTCAACATTCAATTCGACCATTTCAGGCGCGGTGGACGCAGTGGACGCGGTGGACGCGGGTGTATCGATTACGACACACTCTGATTCGATTGGTGTAGCGGCCGAATCGCATTCTTCAACAACTACCGTATCAAGAATATGAAGCTTGTTTTTACTATTTGATTCGTCATCGCCCTCCACCGCCGCCGAACCAATCATCGGTTTCAACTTATTCCGGAGTTTCATTAATTTACTCACATTGATATCAGATAGGTCGGATTCGTCTTCGCCAAACTGCGAATAATCGATTGTGAAGAGTTCGTTTTCGTATGTATTGAAAAACGAGCATCCAACAAGATACTCGATATCATCAAACACATTCGTGGAAAATTCGCGTTGCTTACATAAATAACTGCCATAATAATCCAGTCCATGGACGACTCCATGGGTATGAAGTGTTTTGCTCGTTAAGTAGGAGAAAAACCCGTCAACATACGACGCATTGTTCACGTTTAGCATTTTCTCTTCACAATCCGCGGAACTCGAATTGTATTTGGGTAGCGTCATCGTTTTCGTATCATTAATATTGTATTTACCCGATAAATACCGGATAGGGTCAAGTAGCGGCGAATACTTCACAAATATCGGCGCATTATGCGCATCGCCAGCGTCATCCCCAATCACCGTTTCAAGATGGTTTAGGGTTTGGCTGCTTTCATTGATTTGACGCGAATGCTCGATAATATTCTGTAAATAATACTTTTGGTTCAATTGAATACTATTATAATTGGACTCGTTAATATCGAAAAATCGCGAATAAATCGGAGTAAAATTCTGGATATCGAATAATAGCGCGGGTTCTATCTTATCCGGAGTATACTTATGTTTCCGATAATGCAATTGGAATAACGTCGGCGTATTCGATATAGACATGTTGTTCCTAAATGAAATACTGGTATGATTGTTAAATAGAAGTTATAAATTGATTTTAAACGGGGGCTCCACCGCATCCGATTCCGATTCCGTATCGATTTCATTTCATTCCATTCCGATTCGTAAAAAATGTCATTAAATAATATATGCCATTTTTATCACCATTTACTCGATTCGTCGTGATTGCGTGTAAATGAATTTAGAACTCGCAAAGTTTGATATGAAGGCCATCAGCTTTCGCCCCGATGAAAATAAGGGGCCCGTTATCGTTCTCATCGGCCGACGTGATACAGGTAAAAGTTTTCTCGTTCAGGACTTGATGTTTCACCACCAGGATATCCCCATTGGAACCGTCATCTCAGGGACAGAAGCCGGCAACGGGTTTTTCGCAGCCCATGTGCCAAAACTCTTCATCCATGACGCGTATAACACCGCTATCATCGAAAATATTCTCAAGCGCCAAAAGGCGGTCCTGAAGCAGGTGAAGAAGGAACTGGATATGTATAAGAAGTCGTCCATTGACCCGCGTACATTTGTTGTATTGGATGATTGTCTGTATGATAACAAGTGGACGAAGGATGTGATGATGAGGCTTTTGTTTATGAACGGACGTCATTGGAAGGTCATGTTAGTCATCACAATGCAATATCCCCTGGGTATCCCTCCAAATCTCCGCACCAATATCGACTACGTTTTTATCCTCCGCGAGCCATATATTGCGAATCGTAAGCGAATCTATGACAATTATGCGGGTATGTTCCCCACTTTTGAGAGCTTTTGTCAGGTCATGGACCAGTGTACCGAGAATTATGAGTGTCTCGTCATCAATAACAACGCGAAATCGAACAAATTACAGGACCAAATCTTCTGGTATAAGGCACAACAGCACGGGCCATTCAAGCTGGGCAGTAAGGAGTTCTGGGAAATATCGAAGAATCTCGGTTCTGATGACGAAGGAGAGCAGTCGTATGACCCTAATGCCTCGAAAACCAGTAAGGCGCCGAAGATTAACGTGAAGAAGAGTAAGTGGTGATGGGAAAGTTGGTCTCGGGATTGCGAGAACGATATTTGATGATAATCTTGCTTTAGGCTATCCTAAATGAAGATTCTAATATTAGAATTTTATAATCATGTTGATTTACATTTGGGTGTAGTAAGATGGCGAAAATAGTATTTTAACCATCATTTTCGCTTTCGTTTATAAAAGCAAGCGTCATTTTAGCCGTCGCTTTCATAAATATCGCTTTTCAAATGTAAAAGCGACCGTATTCCGACCATTGCTTTTATAAAATCCGCTTTTGATTTATAAAAGCAACATCAACCTCCTATTTATCCGATTCAACACATCCGACAAATCAAATACAGGTTCATTCGGATTATAACGTATTATTGCGTAACCCTGATTCTTGATGAAGTCCTCTCTCGCCACTTCGTTCGCCACTAACCGGTCGCTATGTCCGTATTCGTCGCATTCCACGACAATGAAATCGTCCGTAAAGCACAAGTCGACCCGATAAGGCCCAATCTGAAACTGTCGGGACATCGAACGTAAACCGCTATACGCATTTTCAATAAACCCGATAGTCTGTCCTTCAATACACATCGGAAATCTGACAACATGTACTTGTTGAGATGCGGCAACAATGTATTTGTTTCTGAAGTTAAATGAGTTCTTGAAGAGTTCAAACGCTTCTTCCGTAAGCATATATACGATACGGTTATGTCCGCCATTCTGTTTTTTTGTTTCATTGACTACTTTCAGTTGTGACCTTGTATAATGGATATTCTCTCTGTAGTTCCTTTCCAAGTGTCTTATTAAATTGTATTTTGATGTCTGAAAACAAGACAACGACTCATCCAAATCGCGCGTGAATTCCGGCATAATATAAAAACGTATCTTCCACTTATTCATCTATAGTTCAGTTCAATTTTATGTTTATAATTAATATTACAATCTTATTTGTATAAACTTGGTTGTGTATCTAAAAACAACTTAAAGACAACCGTCTATACATAGTATAACCTACACTCATAACGATGTCCACCTCTTCTTCTGCCTCCACCGCCTCTTCCGCGACTCTCAACATTGTTGAACTCATCGAGAAAAATCCGATTACAAAGTTGTCTCAAACATACAACAATTTTCTCCTCGAAAAAATCCAAGAAAACTTCAGTACATTCGAGCAACAACTGTTTGTCAGTAGTTTTTATTGTTACCTCAATTATGATAAGAATACTGACTTTGTTGTTGATTTGGATAATGTTTGGAGATGGCTTGGATTCACGCAAAAGGTAACCGCAAAAACAATGATTGAAACTAACTTCAAACTTGATGTTGATTATAAAATTGTCACATCAGATGATAGCGACGACGAACAACCATCTCATTCGCCAGACAAATCCGGTTCCGACAAACCCAAAAAACACGGTGGCCATAACAAGCAAACTATCAAACTCACCATCCGATGCTTCAAACTGCTGTGTTTGAAAGCACAGACCAAGAAAGCCGGTGAAATCCATGACTATTATTTGCGCCTGGAAGAAATTATTCTTATGACCGTTGACGAACAAACAACTCAGTTACGCGCGCAACTCGAACAAACAAACGCGCAACTCAACCAAGCCACTATCACCCTGACCCAAGAAAAGAAACGCGCAATTGAACAAACCCTTATCAGCCAATTTCCAGTGAATACTCAAACAATTTACTTCGGCACCATCGACAACACCAACGCCGAGAACGAAAAACTCGTCAAATTCGGACAGACTAATGACTTGGCCACCCGTGTCGCAGACCATCACAAGAAATACGAAAACTTCATCCTCGCCGGCGCATTTCGTGTGACAAACAGGTCCGAAATTGAAAACAATATTAAAGCACACCCCAAAATCAAGCGCCAACTTCGCACGATTGAAGTTGCCGGTAAAAACAAAACCGAAATCATCGCATATGATAGCACCAATTTCACAATTGCGCGCCTTACAAAGCATATTGAAGACATTATTCACGCTAGAATGTATAATGTAGAAAATTTCAACCGTCTCATTCAGCGCAATCAAGAATTGGAGGCCGAGAACGCGAAACTTGTCAGTGACCTCGAATCAAAAAACAAGGCCATCCACGACCTCACGCTTGCGAACAATGAACTCCGCGAGAAGACCGCGCAACAGTCGCAGGCACTTCAAGTTGTTGCGACTGAGAATGAATCCCCATTCACTCAACACATTCTTTTACCCGACGATGAAATGACACAAAAATTCAATGAATTCGTCGCAACCTGCTGTATTGTGCGCCCCGATGTGGAAGAGGAATCCGTGAACCTTGAAGGACGTTTTCGTCTTTGGTCCCATATAAAACCAGCGAAAGAGACCTTCCACGCATTGAAGCATTATATGGACGTCAAATTTAAACCCAAACGTATCGGTCGTATTCACGGCTATCAGGGTATCAAGTTGAAGACAGTTGAATATAAGAAGGTCATCGCAAACGATGCCGAAAACCCAGCGCAGTTTAGTGTGGAAACCTTTATTTTCCAGTGCTGTAAATTCTCCGACACCGGCAAAATCCTGAACTCAACGCTCCTGAAAGAATATCAGCAATGGAAGTTGTCTGTCGGACAAACACTTACCGAAAATGATATGAAGAACCTGAAAACGTATCTTAATGCTTCCCCCAACGCGTTGAAGGCGACAATTTGGTATGAAACCACGAGTAATGAGGGGTATTACGGACTGGGTTTAAGCCAAAGTTATACCGAATTGAAACAATCCGTTATCCAAGAACAAGGCGCAAACCCCATCATCGGCGTCCAACTTTCAACCACGGGCAAGAAGGTGGAAAAGAGATTGGTGGGTTCCAATCAAGTCCTGAAAACATGGAATACGATTGCGAAAGCGTCAGAATCCGAAGGTTTCTCCACCGCCAAAATGAGCCGCAGCGTAAAAGACAAAACAGTCTTCAATGATTATTATTACTGTGTAGCGGTTTAATCTGTTCGATAAACCGTATTACTCGCAGTAATAATAATCCTACTTTCAAAAGTATATTATTCAAATACTATTTAACGTCGCCGACGTCGCCTTGTTCTAAGCTCACCGCTGCCTCCACCAAGAATAGCGCATCTTATTATTGGTTTATTCTTACCGTTACCGTTACCGGTATTAGAAATCTCATTAACAGATACAAATTCACCCATTCGAGTTGCGGTAATCCCGCGCGCAACTGCGGTCTTTTTCTTGCGTGTGACGGCATCTGCCAGCGTGATATATGTTTTGGCGGATGAACCGTCGGGAGTTGCGGTATAAAGCAAAATAAGTCGAGCAATTTCGTCATAGGATTTGACGACACGCCGACAGGAGATATTTGCCGATTTCATATTGGCCTTGAATACATCATAATCGAAATCAAGCGTATGGATGTGGTGTATCGGTTGTTTCTTATCTTTATCCGGGATAATATCGACGCCCCATATTTCTTGATACGCCCATATCATTTGCGGTTGGTCCCAGTCAGGATAACTATTTGACGTGATTGCGTTGTCGATAAGGGACGCAAATACAAGACAAAAATGGATATTTCGGTGGACATCAAGTCGCGACTCGTCGTCTGCGTCAGAATCCGCCGTAGCAGCCGCAGCAGCACCCGCATTGCGCCGATGTTTCGACATTTCGACCAAAAATGGCAGAGATGATGTCTGACGTAATATTCCGATGAACCGGTCATAATGCGGTTCTAATGCGGCCTTGCTTGTTATTTTAGAGAGGAATGTGCCCTGTGACGTTTTCGTGTGAAATGCCGACTGCCGCGAACGTTTATATTTCCAGATTTCATCCAGTATCATATCTTTGTCGGTGATATCAGCCACACGTCCGAAATCAATTGCTCGTACATTATCCCGGTTTTCCGTATCAATAAACCAATTTCCTTCATGTGCGTCCACCAATTGTTTTTTCTGTTTACGCATACACAATAATTGAATTGCCGCAGCTCCTCGTGCGGCGGCTACTCGAAGTCGTTGGTTTTCAACACTTGATATTACTTTGTATGTATTTTCGCCCGCGCCACCCGCAGCGCGCGTATCATCGCCCACCATTTCCATACACATCATAACCACCGATGTTTTGTGTTTCGGTATTTGAGACAAGAAATATTCAAATACGCGAATCACTTTAACGCGTTTGACTGTATCCGGTTTTCGCCGAATAGCCGATATCATACATCGGATATTCTCCTCATCAAACTCGATTAAATCGCCGATGAGTGATGGGACCATTTTTTCACCGAGATGAAATGTCTGGTATAATTCATTGTGGTTTTTCTGCTCTACTGTTATTTCGTCTGTTTCCAAACTAGATTTGTCAATCGCATTATCATCATCATCCGAATCATATTCTGGATCTGTTGGTAAAACAAGTTCAAGTTCGTCTAAATCTGTATCATCTGGGTCGTTGCGTTTCATAACTATTTTCAATACAATCGATGATACGGCGACACCACCACTTCCAGCACGTTGTTTCTTTTTACCATTTATGGAAATATTATCACTTCGCATAAAAATATCACCATTCGCGTCAACAAGCCCACCCGGGCGATGAAGTACAAATATAAAACCGGCCATCGAACTAAATGTAAGTGGGTTAATTACCGTATCGGCGCGCATCATTGATTCGATGATACATTTATTTATTGTATTATGGCTCTTCGCCTTGTGTAAACAATAATATACTCCGCCACCTTTCATTATATAATATACATAATATAATGAAATGAAATGAAATGATTTAATAATGGAATGGAATGGAATGGAATGGAATCCTTAATCAACTTCGGTCAATTTCTTCACATTAGACTCTGACTCCGTATCCGCACCCGACGAGGCCAACCGTGACAACCCGTGGTCACTATTTTTATCCATCACGACATCCTCGCTCTCAAACAGCTCCTTGCGCATCTCTTCCACGGTCATCGATACAGACGCAGTCTCATCTCCCGCATTCCAAATACCGCCGCCGACGCCGCCGAGACCGCCTACGCTCTCGCTCGCTGTGCCCGCACTGCCCGTGCTCTCGCTCGTGCTCTCGCTTTCACGCGGCTTCGCATCCACCAACGTCTCGCCATCCTTCGCCAACATCTGCGTGAGCTTATTCCCGCTCTCTTTCGCCAACTTGATATTCTCCTCAATCGCCTTCGTCTTCGAATCCTTGACACGCTTATCAAACTCAGTCTTCGCCTGTTCCTCGTTCTTCTTCTTCTCCGCCATCAACTGGTTCAGGGTCTCCTCCATATACTCAACCCGACCCGTCTTATACGCCTCCGGGTGGAAGGGAACCCACATACCGACAGGACCGACGTAGACGTCGTGGTTCGGGTCAACCTCACGCAACATCTGGCAACGCAATTCCGCCTCCTTCTGTGTCCCGAACACCCCGCGCACCTTCAAACCGCGGATACTCGTCTGGAAATTGTGTTTCTCGCCAAACTCGTTCTCGAGGTCGTCCTCATGCTTATCTAGGAAAGTCTTATATTCGTCATAGATGTTCGTCTTTTGAAGAGTCGCCTTCTCCTCTTTAGCAAACTCCTGAAAATCCGCCGACATCTTGTCGAAATTTACGTGGTACTTAAACGAAACGAAATTAAGGAACTGGATGAACTTCTCCATCGACTTTTGATAGTCCCAATAGTGAAGAAATTTCTCGAAAAAGAAATGGTCCTTCTGCTTCAAAATGGATTCTGGGGACACGAACGACAAACATGCGAACTTTTGGCCCGCAATAGGCTTGTCCTCCTCCAACAAATCAATATATTTAGAATTGACAACGCCGGTTTTGGATTGTTTCAGTTCAACGCCGAGTGGCGCGGCGGACGACGAATCAGATGAAGTAGCGTACATATGAAATAACGACGATATAATATACTACATTATAGATATTTAAGTGATTTGAACGCATTTTTATAGATTCGATTCCATTCGATTCCATTCCATTCGATTCCATTCCATTCGATTCCATTCCATTCGATTCCATTCCATTCGATTCCATTCCATTCCATTAATGGCAATTCATAAATAATAATTTCTTCCCATTATTTATAATAATATTTCAAATGACTGCTGGAGTTTTTGATTTAGGCGAACTCGTGAAGAGAACCATTAAGTATTTGGTGGAGGGTATTATGGTGGCTGTCGCTGCTTATGCTATTCCTAAACGCAGTTTGGCGTTTGATGAGGTTGCTCTTATCGCACTCACCGCTGCCGCAACCTTTAGTATCTTGGATACTTATGTCCCCAGTTTGGCTGTGTCCGCCAGGACCGGTGCTGGCTTCGGTATCGGTGCGAACCTCGTCGGTTTCCCCACCCCTCTCCGCGTGTAAAATCGCGTAGCAAGTGGTGCACCACCGCAGCCGCCGCAGCCGCGACGACGACGACGACATACGACGTCTGTAATATATATATTTAACTATATTACAGAATTATGGTGGTTTTACCAAAAATAAATGAGTTTCGCACATTCATAGGATTGCCGCCTCCGAAAAAGGAAAGCGGTGCTGTCACCGACATGCGCGAACGGTTCGGTTCGTATTATTATCATATTGTGGAACGCGACCCTGACCGATACCGCATCTTTATTGCTTTAGGAATAACCTATATTATTGTTCTGCTCGTCCAACCTACACGGTATTATTGGTGGTACCCAACATTTAATCTGACGATATCCGGGTTCGGTAAAATGTACCCCGACAGTAAGACCGAGATAAATACCGTCATTACCGAATATATTATGAAACGAATGCCGAGCGATGTCGCGTTTTTCCGACTGACAGATATGAATCCCGCGACCGCATTCACGACAGTTATCAAACCCGAGGAAATGTCTGTCGCGGAAATGGATCGGATTATGACGGGTACGCGTGTTATTTTTATTACAAAGATGATAAAATGGTTCTACAATCGTGCACGACCGGCACATATCGCACCCGAAGTGATCAATGAATCAAACGGGACATTATTACGGTCAGACTCCGCGGCGACACCCGCATACCCGTCAGGTCACGCAGTCCAGACATATTATTTAGCGAAGGTACTATCGCGGAAGTTTCCCGCCAAAACTCACGCACTAATGGAGGTCGCGACCAAGTGCGCGAATATCCGGATTATGGCGGGGCATCATTACCCGAGTGACCGCGATTTTGGGTGGTGGGTCGTGGACCATTATTTGACGGATGTCTAGCGGATTGCCGTCACCGCCTCCTATTCGGAACCGGTCATTCGAGGCATTTCGGCATAGACCTACGTGAAAATCAATCATTTTTAGAGGTTATCCTGTCTAAACAACCGTCTATCTACATAGCTACCTACACTCCCTTAACACGTTTGGATATGGATTTTGACTTGGATTTATTTCGCACAGTCAGCCTACCCCTCCCAAACCGAATCAAGTGGTCGCAGTTCTTTTTCGAGCACTTGGTCTGTTTATCATCCATCAGTTTTAACCGCGACCGATTGTAATGATTCGCAGAGCATGCAGAGTATGCCTTAATGTCTTGCTTGGATGGGT